CCGCTTTATCTAAGCCATATAATTCTTCTTCAGTTGAAGTAGATGAAACAGCTTCGTTAACCACTTTTTTAATTTCTTGAGCAATGAACCCTAAATGCTTGTCAGTTCCATCTTCTTCTTCAATCATATTATATATAACAGGGCGCATAGCTAATACTTCAGCTAAACCGTAAGAACAATCTGCAATGTTTTTCTTAGCTCTTAAGTCAGATACAGCAACATAAGCCCCTGTTGTTCCATCTATATATCCTTTTGATGTAATAGGGTCAGTGGAACTAGACGAGCTGATTAAAAAATCTAATCTAGCATAGCCTATGTAATTCGGGGCTATTTGCCAAGCTCTTGCAGACGCATTGGGGCTTGATGCTGCATAGTACAAAGACAACCCTTGATAGTCTGTAGTAGCCCCTTGTATTTTTATTGCACCATTAGTAATGGTGCCTGGAGTAGATACAGTTAAAATTCCACTATCATTTAGTGTCATTGCATCAGATGTGCCACTATTAACAGAAAATCCAATTTTATATGCAGATACAATTTCTGTTCCAAGACCAGACTTAGTCCTTATTCCATATCCACTTGCTGGCGCAGCCCCTGAACCTACTATGTTAAATACGCCACCACCTGATACACTTCCAGTTACAGTTAGATTTGAACTAGCATCTAGTGTCATTGCTTGAGTAAAGGTTATAGCGTTACCTGCTGTGCCTGATGGAGCTGTTTTCCAAACATGAGTACCAGCTTCAATGCCATAATGTCCTGCTGGTCCTGTTGCCTTGTAAACACCATTAGATGCGTTGTAATAAGCGTTACCAAGCATATATGCACTATTAAACGCACCAGCAAAAGCACCCCCACCAGAAACATCAACCGCTTTCCAAGAACCACCCCAAGCACTAGGAGTTACACCTAGACCTAGGTTGCCTGATGAGTCTAGACGCATACGTTCTGTAGTGCCTGTCCTAAATATCTGTGCGCCACTAGTGCCTGAAGTATAGTAATTGTCTAAATTTGCACCAAAGCCTAATAAGAACCTACTGTTATCACTAAAGGCAACATCAAATTTAGCCGCAGCAGTTGACACACCTAAAGCTAAATTGCCTGAAACGTCTAGTGTCATTCTATCGGTAAATGTTATAGCGTTACCTGCTGTTCCTGATGGAGCTGTGTACCAAACGTGTTGACCAGAGAATTGGTTGTAAAGCGATGCGTTACCTGTTCCAATATACCGAGCTGTACCACCAGAATCTGCATACCAATTCAAACCAAGTTGAGATGCTTGTGTACCAGTAATAACGGAAGACAAAATCGCCTGTGACCCAAATTGCAATGCTCTATATGAGCTACTCCAAGTAGCAGGAGTTACACCTAATCCTATGTTACCAGCAGAGTTAATACGCATTGATTCAACACCACCTTCAGCAAAGGCTATGGTATCGGCAGCAGGGAAGAATATACCTGTGTTGGTATCACCAGCAGTTGTAATAGCAGGTGCGCCAGCAGAGCCAGCAGAGAATGTAGATACACCACTAGCACTAATGGTAGTAGCAGCCACAGTAGATGGAGTTGTAGCACCTAGAGTACCGTTGAGTGCTTTGTTAGTAAATGTTTCAGTACCAGCAAGAGTAGCAAAATCACCATCTGTAACAGCAGCTTGAAACTGTGCTACTGTACCTGAAATAGTATTAGCACCTAAAGTTATAGTTTTATTAGTAAGTGTAGCAGTAGCTGAATTTTTAGTAGCATCACTTGTATTATCCACATTACCTAAACTAATATCACCTTTAGTAATACCTGTAGGTGTATTAATAACAGGAGAAGTAAGAGTTTTGTTAGTTAAGGTTTGAGTACCAGTTTTAGTAACAACCTCTGTGTTATTAGCTAAATCTTCTCTTAGTAAAGGACGACCACCAGCAGTTGCACCATCGTGAACAACAGCCGTATCTTTTGTGGTGTCAATTGTAATTTCACCCTCTAATCCAGTAAAGGTAGAGTGTTGGGTTGTAGTACCTCTACGTCTTTTGATTGCTGTAGTCATTATGCTAATACTCCATAGTCTGTTGTTGTTCCTGCTGTATCAAAAATAAACCCAAAATCTTGTAGATATTGTAAATTTACAAATTGGTCTAATGTACTATTTACAGAAAGTGAGGCATTTTCCGCAGCAGTTTCTGAAGCAGCAGCATTTGTGGCTGAAGTTGCTGCATTAAGTGAATAGGTAAGTGCATTAGCTTCAGATGTATCAGCATTGTTTGCACTTGTTAAAGCATTACTAGCTTGTGTTGTTGCTGTTGATGCAGAACCTGAAGCACTTGATGCTGCAATGGTAGCAGTTGTCGCACTTGTAGTAGCACTAGAAGCTTGCTCTGTAGCAGTAGTAGCTGATAATACAGCATTAGATGCTTGAGTGGTAGCAGTTGCAGCAGAGGTAGCAGCACTAGATGCGGATGCAGAAGCTTCACTCGCTTTAGTCGTAGCAGTTGTAGCAGAACTAGAAGCACTCGATGCAGAGGATGAAGCAGCACTCTCACTACTTGCAGCATTGGTTGCTGATGTTGAAGCAGCAGATGCTTGAGTGGTAGCAGTTGCAGCACTACCTGAAGCAGATGTTGCACTATTGGCTGCGTTTGTAGCTGAAGTGGCTGCATTAGATGCAGAGGTTGATGCTTCACTTGCTTTAGTAGTTGCTATACCTGCTTGAGTAGTTGCAGTTGAAGCTGAACTATTAGCACTAGAAGCAGAAGCACTAGCAGCAGCCACACTACCTGCTGTACTAGAAGCAGCAGTAGAAGCAGTTGCAGCACTGGCAGCAGCAGCTATGGCACTATCTTGAGCGTCATTAGCGGCAGCAATAGCAACTGCTGAAGTATTAGAGGTATCTGCCGTAGCATCACCACTACCACCTGACCCACGATAGATTGCCATACTTATTCCTTATTAAAGAATGTTTTTACTTGTACTTGTTTTTCTTTTACTAAACCTTCAGGTGCTTTAGCTTGAGTTTTTGGTTCTACAAATTCATACTGAGGATGCTTGTGCATCTCAACAATATCATGCTCATGCTCAAAGGAAACTACTGTACCTGATACTAAACATTTGAATTGTGCCATTTGATATTCTCCGTGGTTAAATAATTATGCAAAAACCCCCTACCCTAAGAATCGTGTGGGTAAGAGGTTTAAACCTAATTACTTATTAGGCTGGAACAGCTAATGCAAAGCAAGCGTTATCACGTAGCTCTTTAACACCGTACAATGTATCAGCAGTGTATAGAGTACCTAAGTATTCTTGTTTGTATTGAGTTTGTGAACGAACACCTTGTTGTTCAACCAACACGGCAGCATCTTTGTGACCTAGTAAAGCGATACGAGCACCACCAGTAGCAGTATCACAGTTGCTTGATACAAATACAGGGATACCATACAAGTTACCGATTTCACCATTGCGAATTGTGTTGCCATTACCAACTTCACCAACGAAGGCTTGTTCAGTATAGCGAGATAAACCCATCAATGTGTTACGTGCTGAAGGAGGAATCAAGAAGAAACGACCATCCATAGGAACATCGTTGTCATCTAAACGTTGGATTGTACGACGGATAGCAGCATCAGTTAATGCAGAAGCATTGCTTGAACCTGATGTGTAAGCAGTAGTACCGTCACCACCGATGTAAGCACCACCGTAAGTAACACCAGAACCACCGTTGAAAGTACGACCTAATTGGATCAAGGAAGTATCAACTTGTTTAGATAAAGCATAACCAGCATCTTCAGTGTAGAAACGACGTAGAGATGATAGAGCTTGTACTTCTGTAATATCTTCGATCAAACGAGAGTACTCGTAGTGTTTGTCTACTAATACTTGTACTTCTGTTTCAGTAGCTGCTTGTAGAGTTACTTGTGTTTCAGCAGCTTTAAGAGAAGCTGTACCACGAGTAGGAGAAGGGATATGGATAGTATCACCTTTCTTACCAGAGAAAGACATTTTCTTAAATAGGTTAGCTGCTACAAGAGATTTCTTATAAGCAGCGATAATCTCATCACTCCAAATTTCTGGGATGAAGGATGCGCCTGTAGTATTTGTTACGTGATTTGAGCCTAAAGCCATTTTGTAAATCCTTTTCTAAATTGTTTTTATATTACCCTGTTCTCTCGATAAGCAATCATAATTTCGTTTGCCATACTATCGTATCGATCAGGATCAGTTTGCATAAGTTTAATAATATCGCTTCGACGATATTTCTTTTTTGATGTAGATTCAGTTGCACCTGATGTCCCCATATCTGCCGATTTAAGTTGTTGCTCTCGGTCTAATTTAGAGGTATCAGTCACTTTCTTAGTATACTCCTGACGTTCAATCCAAGTAGAAAGTAGTTCATCAGCAGAGTCAAAATCATAATCATTCTGTGCCCTGTTGTATAACTCTATTCGTACTTTTGATCCATTTACCCAATTACCAAATTCTTGGCTTGTTGCAATTTCACGGAAGTTAGGATACTTCGTAGCAATCTGATTTTGGACTGCTGCTTGTTTCATAGCTATAGACTGTTGTTTAGCATCCTTAATTGCTGGATGTTCATCAATAGCCCGTTTAGTTGCTTGTATAGGATCAGAGTAAAAATCATCATCACTAAGATCTGTTGCTACATCTGTCTTTAAGTTGATAGAAGTTTGAGTCTTAATAAAGTCATCTACTGTTCGACGTAGTTCACCAACTTCATTACCTTGTTTACCAATAAGTTTTTCACTTTCTTGGTGCATTGCAATAATGTCTTTAAGTGATTTGTTACGGTATTTCTCTGGTAGATCGTCTACAACCTCATCTGCAGGTTTAGCTGGTGAGGTATCTAAAGTTTCCGAGTTGTCAATACTATCAATTGAGTCAGTCTCTAGATCATTAATTAAAACTTCATCTATTACTTGTGCCATATTAAGTCTCCTGTGCATATAAGCATTTTAGGAAAGGAACTAACTACTTGGCTATCGTAGCTAATCTCTTGGGGTAGCAGCCATTCTGTGCTTTTTTTCCCAAGCGGCTGCTGCACCTGGAAAGCTACCTGAGTATCCTTCTAATGAAATAGTAGGTGTGCTAATCATACGAGTAGCTTTACTATTACATATAGAACACTCAGTGTATTCTGTTGTATTATCTACGTACCGTTCATCTGTATGTTCACAAACAGTACACTTAAAATCAAGCATTATCCGCATTAAGCAACTCCTCATAGGCTTGTTCTGAAACCTGTTGTAGAGAGAGTAACCACTGTAAGATATCTAGTTGACCCTTACGTTTATGGAACCCCTCAAAGTTATCAGTACTACTTATCTGGTTTGTTGCTTCATACATCTTTTCTACATCCTCTATTAGGTCTTTCCACCCTTTAGAAGACATCGTACTAAATCGTTCTTCGTAATAATCTTGTAATTCTCTATCCAAACTATTGCACCTTTCATAAGAATGTGTTATAATAGCTTTACTTATATAATGATTATACCATAAGATTATTTAAAAGTCAAGGGTTATTTTTGCTATTCATTTGCATCTTGACTATTTCCCTATTTTGTGCACTATCTACTGCTTTTAGATTAAGATTCTTTTCTTTTAGTAGGAGATCTGCAACCTTAACACGACGCTCAAACTCCTTATCATCTCCTTCACCTGTTTGTAGGTTAGTAGATAGAGCTGCAACTAGTTTAGCTTTTACTAATTCAGGTTCAAGTTGAGTTTCTACAACAATTTGTTGAGCTTCTGCTTGTTGTTTACCTGCTTTAGTATTAAGATCTGCAGTTTGTGCTGCTACTAAACCCATTTGAAGCTGTTGTTGCTGTTGTTGCATCTGTTGTGCTTGTGGATCAGGCTGTTGTGACTGTGCTAACTGCTGTAATAGTTGAGTTTTGTTAGCTAAGTTAGAGGTTTCCAATACACCTTGCATTAAGATTGGTAGTAAAGGACTATCTGGACCTAGAGTTTTCATTAAATTGATGAATTGTTGCTGTTCTACCTCACGAGCAAGCATACCTAGTGTAGAACTAGGGATAAACTTCCAGTCTTGTGACTTAAAGTGCTCAGGATCAAACTGCATGAACCTCCAAGCTGCCTTCTCAATGAAAGGAATAAGGAAACTATCTTGGAAATTAACAAGAGTACGCTTATTCTTCTTAATAATAGCAGAAAGAGCAAACGACATGTTAGCACCTTCAGGTTGAGACTGCATTCCTGCAGTGTCCATAGTACCTGTAGCCTGTAATAGCATCTGTTCGAACTGTTGAGCTGTCTGAATGTTAGCACCATCTACTGAACCGAACTTAAATGGCATCAAGATTTCAGCTGGATTACCATTAGTAAGGATAGTTTTACCTGGTCTTACTTCAAATTTACTACCACGAGGTAGACGAGTAGCATCCATAGCCATCATAGGCACGGTTGCAAGGGCTAAACTATCTAAGTGGCTACGTAGCTGTGCATCGATAGCTTTCTGCATGTTGTAGCCCTTCTCTGCAACGCCACGACCCCAGAAACGATTAGGGATAGTATCATCTTGATAAGCTACTACAGGACGATCTTTCATCATGTAAGGAGTTTGCTCTGCTTTTAGAAGAGAGGTCTCATTAGCAATAACTACTACTGCTTCTACTAGATCTCCATACTCTTCCATTAAATCACTTACTTCACCAGACTCATCCTCATCACCAAATAGACTAACAATATCTCCATCTTCTTTAAGAGCAGATTCTAATAGGTTTTTAGGAACTAGACCGTAATAACGGAGTATACGGATCTTATCATCATTGTATTCTGTGTCAATAAAACTAGCTTCTAAATCACTATCTGGAGTAGAGTCATCACCTAAGTCTTTTACATCACGGTAGATACCTTGATTGATAGCTTGTGCTACAGAATGTGCTGATACAAACTCTTCAATAGCTACACCCATAGCATCTTCAATAGAAGTAGCATTAGGATCTATAAGGAAGTTCTGAGGATTGATTGGACGTAGAGCTACTCGTACTTTCTCTACTTCTTGTACACCAATAGCAGATACATCTAAACCTTCAATAGGTTGAGTGGTAGGGTATAGTTCTTTAGTCTTCTTAACAGTAATCTCACCAATACCTGTACCATAGATAGAAGCTAGAAGGATTACATCCCCAACAGCTTTACGAACCTTATTCTTCTTGAAGCATTCCTTCATGTAGTTCTTCATGTACTCTACATCTGAAGGATCGTTATCTTCCATGTCATCTTCAATGTCGAATAGATAATCTCCCTGACCAAAGACTGCTTCTTCTATCTCAGCCGTATGGTTCTCAATAGCTTGTTGTAGAGCAGGAGAAGTAATACGACTACGCTCTGAGTTACGAGTAGAGTCCTCTGCAGCCCAGATACCACGCCATAAACGTTCGTATTCTTTCCAGTCAGAGAGATAGTTATCATCACGGTGGTCTCGCCACTCAGAGACATTATCGTTAATCCAATCTACTAGTTTATTAGAACTCATTTATCTATCCTCTTTTAAAATCCACTAACTCTGTCTAAAGGTTCGTACTGCTCTTCACTATCGTAATCGTGAAAGTATTCTACTATCTGTATCTGATCTATGTATGCTACCGCATCTATCAAGTCATCATGTAACTGTGAGTTAGGAAAGTTGACTAATTGATCAATAAACTCATTGTTCCAAGCCCCATAGTTTAACGAGACTTTTCCGTGTTCAAAGCGACCTTGGAGAGCCCAGACAATTCGATCTGTTTTCTTTTGATTACCATGAGTAACGTCATCAATCCTAAAGTAGTGATTGTGCCTACGCATAAGGTCAGTAAGGTAAGGTAATGCTGCATTCTTTAGACTCCCTTTTTCAATACCTACAGCTACGGGTTCGTACTTAACTACTGCAGACATTATCTGAGAACAAGTCTCTTTAATATCCCACCTACCGTGGAGTACATCAGCAATCCACCAACCACCATCGTGTACTTTGACTACAGCTATAGCCGTTTCATCAAGCTTTTTATTCTTATTACCTGACTCTCTATCCACGTTGATAAAGCCAGCCAAGTCAACAGCAACGAAATAACGACCTTCACTAGGTTCTTCTTCATCTATGTGTACCCACTCTTCTTTAAATAAATCTCGTGATGCAGCTTCAAACGAAGCCATAAACTCTTGTCTAAACGCAAAGCTAGACATAGACAACTTAGCTGCTTCAATCTCATCCTTAGGAAGGAGAGGATTATCATAAGAAGTGTAATGGAACGCCTTCCAATCAGGATCTCTTTCTCCCTCACTGTACTTGAACAGTTCGTAGAAGTGGTTCCTACCTTTAGGAGTACCAATAAACAAAGCACCACCTCGAACGTCTGCTAGAGCTGGTCTTAAGATCTGTTCGAATACCTGAGGTTTCATGTCAGCGTACTCATCGATCACTACATATGCTAGACCAACACCCCGAAGAGTATCTGGTCTATCTGAACCCTTAAGATAAATCTTACGTCCATTCACAAGAGTTAACACAGAAGTGTTCTCGTGGGCAGATGCTGTGACATCTCTAGCTATATCTTTAAGAAGAGACCAGAGAATATCCCTAGCTTGCTGATAAGTAGGTGCTACGTAGAACACATCCTTCTCAGTACTCTTCAGTGCCTCAATGATCAAGGTCCAAGCTGCTAGTCGAGACTTACCAAAACGTCGTCCTGCTGCTACTACTTTAAACCTATGTGGATCGTTGAATATCTCTAACTGTTTCTCGTGAAGCTTAACCTGTAGATTTGCCATTAATAAACTTTAGTTCCATTTTGAGAATTATTAAAGTCTTCTTGCATTTGTTTTAGTTCTTCTAATTTACTCATGTCTTCCATTTGACCTTGAGAGTAGTATTTAGCTTTACCTGAGTCTACATACTCTTGTGCTAATTTATAGATGTCTTCTAGAGTTTTAGCCTTAGATCCAATCTCTCTACCTAAAGAATTATTGTAGAGGTCCATTTCCTTTTCAGCAGCTGTTTGATCAACTTCTGATCCTAGGGGAAGAGGTAACTCATGATACTGACCTACTAAGTTAGCTAAAGTATTTCCATAACCTCTAGATGCAAGAGCTTGCCATACGAGATGTCTAACTGCATCTCCTTTACCCAAACGTTCTTCAGAAACTCCGTACTTCTCTGCTTGAATTAAAGCTAGGTCTCTTCCCTGTCCTAAAGGATTACCTTCAGACTTTTTCTTATATTCTTTTTTAAGAAAGTTAGGAATAGCATTAGCTACTATACCATAAGCTGTGAATACCTTATCTTTAGTTGAAGCCATCTTCTTAATCTACTTCCTCTTGTTCTATGTACTCATCCGTACTTACATACTCAGCTTCTATTGGCTCCTGATCATTCTCTTTTATACCTACTTCACCTACGCCCATGATCTGAATAGTGATCCCCTTGTTACCCTTATTCTCTTTTTCAAAATAAGATGTAGGAATCATACGATCTATAAGCAGTTTGAGACAAGCCATCTGATCAGAGTCATTGTCATCTAAAGCTTTATCCATTACTTTTTTTACTACAAGAGTACTCTTACCTGTGAGCATAGCAGCAAGGATCTCTTGCGACTTAGCCTTAGTCTTCTCTGGTAGAATAGCAGGTGGAGTGTAGTCCCTTTTAGGGGGAGCAACCTTAACGGTTAACCCAAGAGCAGCTCTAATCTTGTTAGTCTCCTCTCTACTTCTCCTACCCTTTCTACGAGGCTTGGTAGCCTTTGCCGTATCAATTGTTTCTTCCATTTAGTTGTTCCCTGGTTTAGACCTCTTGCGTTTTACTTCTTTCATTGCATTCGCTTTAGCCGAGATGACTCGTACATTAGACTTCTTATTAGAACCACCAGAGTCTAAAGGTTTCTTGTGATCAGCTTGCCTCGGATCCCCTACTTTCAGTCCAGCTTCTTTACGAGCTTTGTTACGAGCAGCACGATCTTTAACACGCTTAGTGCTAGAGGTCTTCTCCCACTCTAACTCTTTTTTATAATCTCGTTTGCCATTCGTCATGTAAGGCATGTCGCTTCGCTCCAAGTTAATTCAATTCTTTATGTAATCATTATATCATAGAAGAAACTAAAAGTCAAGCGATTTCTGCTCACTGCGTTCGCAATTCTAGAAGAAAGATTTATTTTAAGAGTTTGCTATGTGGAATATTGACTTTTATAGAAAAATATGCTATAATAGAACTATATAGTAAACACAAAGTAAAACTAAAATCTAGTATTTAGATTAAGAGATACTTTGAGTAATGTCTCAGATCTATATAGTCTCTAGTCAATTCCCTCCTCTTTTGTCCAAAGTGCTGGCTTTACCAGCTAGAAGCACATTATGCGGGTACGTTCTATTTTACCCTTTGTTGTGTGTGGTGTGATACATCTCAAATTCTCTTAACTTCATATAGTATACCCCCCCCCTATCTTGTTCTCTGACGTTCTCTGTCTTACCTTCGGTAAGTTAAAGACAGAAGTGATTGACCTATGTGTAGTATACGATGTAGTATCTATGTAGTATACTCATACTCTATCTCTAACTCTCTTAGTATCTTTACGTGTAATCTTTATTGTCTAATTTATTTTAGCAGATGGATATGGATGTTGTGGTGCACTATAGGTATCATCATATGTAGTATCTACACTATCTACATAATACTTTGTAGCTATTACATATTGTAATATATGTTATTGATTATTATAGTTTTTAAATACTCCAGCACAACGATTGCTTCTTCAGTCTAACTTAGTTGTTCTAAATCGTAAACGCTTAAGAACAACTTACCGTTATCCTTCACTATCATTGGTCTCACTTCTTAGTGCAGCTTTCCACAGGAGTCTCTCCGTCTTTCCATCGTAGAGCTTAAGTTGTTAACGCTTACGCTACAACTTTATGCTCTACTCAGGTTCGACTACCTGCGCTCCAAAGCCGCTAGGGCTTCACACACGATTCGTCATTGTTTCATGAGGTAAAGGTAGTATCGACTTCGTCGATCTCCACCTTGACTCTCATGACAATATCGAATTACGTGTGTTGACTACACTAGTCAATATATTTTATTTAAAAACTTAAAAGGAATTAAACATTATGGAAAACTTAATCTTATTATTAGTATTTATCTTTTGTTTGTGTTTAGTGTTTGTTGTAGCTGACTTATATGTTACACTTACAGTTAAACGTAAACATGCTAAACAATCTAAACTTAATGGTTTCAATTATAAGCTTTAAAAACCGAACGAGGTAGCGGTTACTACCTCACATTTAAATTAACTTAAATAAAGGAAACAAATCATGTCAAACGCTACACAAACTAACTTCACATTTCAAACAATTATCAACGGTGAGAAAGGTGAAACATTACAACATCTAGGTGCTCGTAACTTGTTATGGCACATCGGTGGTGCTATTGCTCGTCACCCTGTAACTAATGGTTACGGTTTAACTAAAGAACAAATCATTGAGGGTGGTGAGATTGCTTTCACACCTGATGACGCACCAAAACCACAAGCTGCTGACCTTGGCACATTGGTAGATGCATTCACCTACTTGACTAATCGTCTAACAGAATTAGCAGAGTTTGAGGATTATGATACACGAACAGGTGCACCAATCAATCCGTTCGCTTGGTATAACATTCCAACACTTGAGAGTTATGTTCGTAACTTCCAAAACTACAAGGCAGGTCGAGTTAACACTCAGCGTCAAGACCAAGCTAAGGCACTAGGTATCAAGACTGATATCCCTTTGAAAGATGTATCATCAGAAGTTGATGAGTTGGTAGCAAATGCTATGGCAGAGATTAGCGGTGTATATGACAAAGAATGCACATTGCAAGATTTAGAGGAAGCAATCGCAGAGTTAAAGATTGACCCTCTGTATATCATTCATCAGTCAGCGGTAGGTATGCTAGACCGTGCTAAGGCAAGTCTAATGGCAGGTAAAGCAGGTTACATTGACCCTGAGATTCTAGCCTTCGCTCGTTGGACTTGTCGTCCACAGCAAGGTATGGTAGCACCGCAAGACTAAGTAAGTGTAGCATATAAGCCCACCAGAACATCGGTGGGTTTTTTATTTGTCTATCAATTATTGTAAGGGTTCTACAAAATGCCACTCGCTCATATGCATTCGCTCGTCTCTTACGCTCTCTATCGTTCGCTCTATTGCCCTCACCAACTGGTTCGGGTAGGTCAAAAGCCTAGGACGGTCATGACTGGGGCAAACCAAACATATTCTAA